ATCTGTACGCATCGGCAGCAAACAAGGTTTTGTGGTTCACTAGTGAAGAGGAACATTTATGGGCGCAAAAGGTAGTGGTGGTCACAACAAGAAACCTGATTCGGTGAAGGCACGGATCGGGAATCCGGGTGGGCGTAAGTTGGCTTCGGCTGATGTTGTGTCGTTGCCTGTGGCGGTTTCGATGATCCCTGAAGCGCATCGGCCTCTTGGTAAGGCTGGTTCAGAATTGTGGGATCGGGTTTGGTCGTCGTGTTATGCGTGGCTGAAGCCGACGACTGATGCCGAAACAGTTTTGTTGGTTTGTGAATCTGTGGATGAGCGACAGCAGTTGCGTCATAGGGTGTTGAGTGATCCTGATGCGTGGCGTGAACGAAAAGCCCTACGCGAACTAGAGAAACAAATCTATTCTGCGCTTGGTGATTTGGGGATGAACCCGGTTGATAGGTCGCGGATTGGTCTTAGCGAAGTGAAGGAATCAGAGTTTGTCAAACTCAACCAAAAGATTGCGCAGCGACGTAACGCAGCCACATCCTGATTGGCGACCGAAGTTCTTTACGCCTGCCAAGTCAGCGTTGTCGGATGGTGATGACGTTGTGCATTTTGCTGAATCGTATTGTTCTGTGACGAAGGGTTTTCTTGCAGGGCAACCGTTGCTGTTTATGGATTGGCAGAAGTGGTTGATGCGCTCGTTGTATGAACGCGACGCGGTTACACAGCGGCTTCGGTATCGACGCGCTCTGATCATGTTGCCCCGTAAGAACGGCAAATCTTTGATGGGTTCCGCTATCGCGCTGTATGGGATGTTTGCTGGCGAGCCGGGGGCTGAAGTGTATTCGGCTGCGGGTGACCGTCAGCAGGCGCGGATCGTGTTCGGTGAAGTGAAGCAACAGATTGTTTCTAATCCTTTGCTGTCTGCCGAATGCAAGGTGTACCGCGACGCAATCGAAGTGCCGTTGTTCGGTTCTGTTTATCGCGTGTTGTCGGCTGACGGAAAACTGGCACAAGGCTTGAACCCAACCACCGTCATCTTTGACGAACTACACGTTCAGCGCACCAGCGAACTTTATGACGCGCTTACATTGGGGTCGGGTGCGCGTAAAGAACCATTGGTGGTTGGGATCACCACACCCGGCTACGACCTAGAGAGTCCCTGCGGGATGCTCTACCAGTACGGCAAAAAGTGTGCAGCCGGGGAAGTTGATGATCCTTCGTTCGGTTTCTGGTCATGGGAAGCCGATGAAGATTGCGACATATTTGATGAAGGCCAATGGGATCGATCAAATCCAAACCTTGCCGAAGGGCTGATGGATCGGGAAGATATGCGATCTTCGGCACGGCAGACAAGTGAAATGGCATTCCGTCGCTACCGTTTAGGGCAATGGGTTCGATCACAGGAATCATGGCTTCCTGTCGGGGCGTGGGAACTTTGCCGTGGGGATCAAACCCTTGTGCCGCATGAACCAACGTGGGTCGGGGTAGACATGGCTTTGAAGCACGACACCATCGCAGTTGTGGCGGTACAGAAGCAAGGCGATCTGTTTGTCACCGAACCGTACATTATTCAGCCTGATTCGCATTCCGTAGACGTTGCACAGGTTGAACACTTGTTGCGTGATCTGCACATGAAATACACGCTGAAAGAAGTGGCGTTTGACCCGGCGTTTTTCCAGCGGTCAGCGGAAGTGCTACACGATGACGGTTTGCCGATGGTGGAGTTTCCGCAGTCGGCTGCGCGTATGGTTCCTGCCTGTGGGCAAGCCTACGAACTGATCGTGAAAGGCAAGGTGCGTCATAACGGTCAGCCCACGTTCACCGATCAAGTTTTGTCTGCCGCGCAACGAATGACAGATAACGGCTGGCGTTTGTCTAAGGGCAAGAGTCGGCGCAAGATTGACGCGGCGATTGCGTTGGTGATGGCTTTGGATCGTGCATCCACGAACCCGCCAGAAGAAATCGTGCCGATGTTCTTCAACGTGTGAAAGAGGGGAAATGAAACTTGCTGATGTAATCGAACTGATCGGGTTAGTGGCGGTCGCTGTCGGGTTCTTCCTGTGGTGTCTTCCATTAGGCTTCATCGTTTCGGGGATTCTTTTGGTACTTTGGGGAATTGCAACCACGCGCAAAGGTGATCTGAATGCTGGAACGACTGCTACCGAACGCAACTGAAGAACGCGCTATTTCGTTTCAGACCCTTTGGGGCGCAGGCGATTCGTATGCGTTGACTACCAACGCGGGGACAATCGTGACGAAAGACGATTCGCTTCGCATCGGCACGGTCTATGCGTGTGTGCGTTTGATCAGCGACTCAATTTCCACAATGCCTGTGGACACGTTCAGACGGTTGAACGGTCAGCGTGTCCCGGTGCGGCCTCGCCCGATCTGGCTTGACTTCCCCGATTCAGGCGTGACCAAAACCGATCATTTCCAAGAAGTGCTTGTGTCGCTGCTGCTCGATGGCAACGCCTTCATTCGCGTCGTGCGTGACGATTCTGGCGTAATCGGTTTGGTAGTTCTGAACCCGCAACACGTTGGCGTATCCCGCAACGCTGACGGTCGGATCATCTACAAAATGTCGCACGACGACCGCCCGCTGATGAATGATGAAATCATCCACATCACCGAAATGCGCAAGCCCGGTCAGTTGCGTGGTGAATCCCGTATCGAACTGGTCAAAGAATCGTTGGGCTTGGCGAAGGCTCTTGAAGAGTTTGCATCGCGTTTCTTCGGGCAGGGTTCGATTACTTCGGGGATCATTGAATATCCCGGGAACCTGACGAAGGAACAGGCGACACAACTGGTTGATGGCTTTGAACAAAAGCACAAGGGGCTTCGTCGGTCGCATCGCCCCGGTCTGCTGGCTGGTGGCGCGAAATTTGTAAAGACTGGCGTTGATCCTGATTCGGCGCAGATGCTGGATTCTCGCAGGCTTGCCATTGAAGAGATTGCCCGTGCTTTCCGCTGCCCGCCTTCGATGCTTGGCGTGACCACACCGGGCGCAATGTCGTATGCGTCGGTTGAGGCCAACGCGATTCACTTTGTTCAGCACACGTTGCGGCCATACGTCACCAAACTGGAAGATGCTTATTCGCGCCTGCTGCCCGAAGGCGTGTTCTTGAAGTTCAACATGGATGGCCTGCTTCGTGGCGATTCACAGACGCGCGCACAGGTTTACTCAACTGCACTTCAGGCTGGCTATATGTCGATCAACGATGTGCGCCGACTGGAAGATTTTTCGCCTGTTGATGGTGGCGACAACTACCGCGTTCCACTTGCCAACGTAGATATTGCTGCGGCAAACCTGACCGAAACTGATCGCAAGGTGGCGATGGCGCAGAAGTTGATTCTTGCAGGGTTTGAACCTGCTGGCGTGATGCAGGCAATGGGTCTGCCCGCCATCGCGCACACGGGCGTTCCTTCGACACAGTTGCAGCCACTTTCAAGCATTGATCCTGCTGACCCGACTAGCGCATACCCGGTCGGCTGATGGCAATTACTTCAGGTCAAACCCTTATCGGCACAACGGCAACAATGATTGACGGGCTGCATCAGATGCCGTACCGCATCACGTTTCAGAACATTGACAATACTGATGCCGTGTTTGTCGGTGGCCCTGATGTGACGATCAACAATGGGTATCGCCTAGAGAAACTTAACGCCATTCAACTTGTTATCAACCCGCTTGATGCCCTGTATGCCGTGTCAGGCAAAACAGGGCATTATGTCTGCTGGATTCGGGAGACTTTGTAAATGCCGTACTACATCACCGACAAAGGCGAAGGCTGTTCAGGTTGGGCAACTGTTATGGGCGACGGAACCGTGATGGGCTGTCACCAGACAAAGCAGGAAGCCATTAACCAGATGGTTGCTATCTCGCTTGCAGAGAAGTTGCAGCCCGGTGGTGAACTGCCCGCTAAACGTGCTGTGGATCTTGCCCCGCCTGCTTACATGATCGCTGCCGCCAAGCGTGGCCTTGAACTGTACGCCGATGGCGAGGCTGGCGACGGGCTTCAGGCTTCGACCGTGCGCGAGGCGCGTCAGATGGTGCAAGGCGTAGTGAGTGAAGAGAAGTGGCGCAAGATCGGCCCGTGGATCGCCCGCCATATTGACGACCTTGACGCGGTTGATTCTGAAACCCCGGTCACGCCGGGACTGGTCGCGCACCTGCTTTGGGGGTCAGGGCCAAGCAAATCGGATGCGTTGCGGGCGCAACGCTACGCAGAAGGAATAGTGCAACGCATGGATGACGAAAACCGTTCCATTGAAGAAACTGAAGATATGTATGCGTGGACACCACGCCAGCGGTATCTGTATGACGAACTGGAAGATATTGCCGAAACCTTTGGCAAGTTCGGGCGTGGCATTGATTCAGAAGGTGCGCACTACGTTGAAGATAACCCGTTCAAAACTGAAGGCATTATGTGTGCCAACTGTGCGTTTTACGCTGGCCCACGCGCCTGCGAAATCGTTGATGGCGATATTGCCCCTGAAGCGGTCTGCAAGTTTTGGCTGATCCCGAACGAACTTGTTTCGCAACCTGTTGAACTGATCCGTCTGCGTGACCGATCCAAAGTGGAAGAGATTGAAGCCATGCGCAAAAAGCCTGAAGAAAAGAACGATGTTGAGACCCGTCGCATGGTCGTTCAGGATTTTGAGATTCGCGAGCAGGGCGACAAGATGACGTTCCGTGGTTACGCGGCTGTGTTCAACAGCGACAGCGAACCGCTGCCCTTCATTGAACGGATCATGCCGGGGGCGTTTGACAAAACGCTGAAGTCCCGCAACAACGTGAAGATGTACCTGAACCATGATTCGACGCTGGTTCTGGGTTCGACCCGTGCCAAGACCCTTCGGCTGACGGTTGATCAAAAGGGTTTGATGGCTGACGCAGATTTGCCGAACACGACCTATGCCCGCGATCTGGCTGAACTGATGAAGCGCGGCGACGTTGATTCAATGTCGTTCGGCTTTAGCGTTCCTCGCAATGGCGATTCATGGTCTGAAGATGGGATGCGACGCGAACTGCGCGAAGTACGTCTGCATGAAGTTTCTGTTGTCACCGGATTCCCTGCCTACAAGGCGACTAGCGCAAGCCTTCGATCAATTGACACGCTTGCCGAAGTAACCGGGATGGATGCCGACAAACTGGCTGAAGCCCTGACCACTTTGGAGAATGGCGCACAGTTGAATGACGAACAAGCGCAGTTGCTTTCGGAGACGGTTAGCAAACTTCGCGCCGAACCCGTCGCTGCCATGAACACGATCAGCGTGAAGTTGAAGCAACTTGATCTTTTGGGCAAACAGTTCTAGTTGAAAACTTGTT